TCTGCCTTTAATTCATTAATTGATAATTCTGATTCAAGTTTTTTATCTGCTTGTGTATTTTTAGCATCCATTTCTTTATTATCAAGTTGTGCTTTCATAATATCTTTAGCACCTGACTGTCCAATTAATAGACCTGCCAAAGTTCCTGTAATAAATGTTGCTACTGATCCAAGCACATTAAAAAACATTTTATCGTTTTCTGATTGTGCTCCGACTGGTTGTGTAACAAATAACAAACCATATAAAATTCCAAGTGATGTGCACAATAGGATTGTTCCTAAAATTATGCCAAGTATAAATTTAAGTCTAGCATCTAGATCTTGTGGTGTAAATCTTTCTTTAGCCATTTTTTACCTTCGATTTCTGATATTCGTCCCAAACTGTTTTACCTACTAGATCTTTTGAACAAGTTCCAGAAGTCTCACAAATTGGTACATTACATTCTACCTTATCCCAATTAGTTGGATCCTGACATTCATAACGATAAAAACCGTTATATGAGCATCCACTCATCGTTAATACTAGTATACAGGATAAAAAAATGTTACGAATTTTCATATTGCTATTATAGCAGGATTATTACTCTTCTTTTCGTAATGGGATGGTTGCAAGCCAAATAACAGTAGAAATTACTGTGGCTAAACCTACTACCTGCTGGGCTGTACCAGTCAAGGTTAGCCATGCTATGAAAAATCCAAGGAGTGTAAAAATCTGAGCAATGCTTTCTTTCACCACTTCCCCTGCATATTTAAATACCGCTTTAAGTATTTTCATTTATTTCCTCCTTGTCATGGACGATGCCACGAGATTTGATGCTATTATAACTGGTATTACAATTTCTTGAACCTTTTTTCTTTGATCATCCGTCATATCTTTACCCCATTCTGATGGGCTAAGAACTTTTTCTAAGTTAATATTTGTTAATGCCCCTATTGGATCTGCCAGCAATTTTTCTGCTTGTACTTCAGTAACAGCATCTGCTAATGTATATGGCATAGGGGCATTTTCGTTTGCTTTTGCCTTTTCTGAGAATGTAGTCAATGCCTCTGCAACTGCTTCATTTGTTTTGGCTAATTCAGCAACTTTATTTATTTCATCTGGTTTAATACCCAAGGTAACTGCTACTGCTGCTTTTTGTTCTGGTGTTAATTTTGCTAATGTATCTTTACTTGTTAGGTCAGATAATTGCCTAATTAAATCGTTTGTTTCTCCAGATACCGTTGGTTCTTCTGGAAATCTTGGATCTTCTGGGGTAATAACTTCAGGTTCTACTACAACTATTTCTGGCTCTGTGGTAGTATCAGAAGATGGTTCTGGAGAAGGTGCAGTTGGAGATGGAGCAGGTGTTGGCTCTGGACTTGGATCTATATCCGTTGGCTGAGGTGAAGGCTCTGGTGAAGGCTCAACAGTTGGCGATGGCTCAGGGCTTGGAGTTGGTTCTGGTTCAGAAGTTGTTTCAGGTGTTGGAGTTGGAGTGGGATCGACTGGTTGAGTTTGCTCAGGCGATGGCTCAGGAGTAACATTTTGTGCTGATGCTATTGCATTGGCTATTAAAGACGCTGTAATTCTTGCCTCTTCCTGGAAGGCTATCTCTGCCTGAGAAGGTCCTGTAGGGCTTGGGGAAGGCTCTGGAACGGGTTCTGCAGACAAGGTAGGAGTAGGAGATCCAGCCTGTATTTGTGTCGCTCCCCAAGCCTCAAGTGATACTATAGATCCGTCATGCAAACGAACACCTGTTCTAAGATTGGGATATTCTGGACCTTGATAACTATATGCTACGGAAATACCACCAGTATTTGTTATAGCAACCAATATATTAATGTTACTTGGAACTGGTGCACCCCATTGTCCAAACGGTATAACTTGAAGCCCTAATTGAAATCCACCTTCTGAATAAGAAATATTTAATGTATCTGGTGCGTTATACCATCCTGAAACCCAATCCATAGAATATAAAGAAATAGATGGTGTTTGTGGATAATCCCAATATGTTCCGTCTGGTCTTCCAAATGTAATTACAGAATTAGTTGTTGCATAAACCTGATCATACTGCACCCCATCAAATGTAATTGTTGTGGCTATTGGTATTTGATAAGATACATCATCTCCTCCGCAAGTATCCATTTCGTGTACCGTTGGAATTTCGTCACCACTGTATGCTGCTGCTATAGCCTGAGATTGAATATAATTTACACAAGTAGCATTAGCATTTATTGGAAGCCAAAGATTAAATCCAAATGCTAATAAAATTACTGTTAGTATTCTGATTAATTTTTTAATTTTCCTTTCTGCCTCCGATTTAATAAGACTATTATAACATTTAATTTTAAATAAAGAAAAAAGCGGAGATAACAATCCCCGCTTTAATCTTAGAAAGTAAGTATTACTTAACTAAAGTAACCTTAGCCTTTGGATTCTTTGCATTCCACTTCTTTGCAAGTGCATTGAAAGCATCCTTAATTAATTTAAGTGCAGCATCATTATCAGCCTTTACCTTAGCAAGTTCTGCAGCATGAGCAGCAGAGGCATCAGCAAGAGCCTTATCTGCAAGAGCCTTAGCGGTAGCAGCATCTGTAATTGCCTTAGCAGCAGCAGTTGCTGCATCAGCCTTAGCCTTAATTAAATCAGCCTGTGCAAGTGCAAGATCAGATGCAGCCTTAGCAGCAGCAGTTGCAGCAGCAACAGAAGCAGCAGCAGAAGCAGCCTTTTCTGTAGCCAATGCAGCCTGTGCGGTTGCTAGTTCAGCAGCAAGGTCACGAACTGCAATGTTCTTAGCAACAGATGAGGTAACGGTATTAAAACCTGTTACAGCAGTTGCGAGATCAGAAGAGTTTGTTACTGAGAAAATTACGGCAGCAGATCCAGATGTTGGAAGAGTTACCTTAAAATCACGAGTACCAAAATCAGTAAGACCAGTGCCTGTTGTGGCAGTTGTGGTATCGAGAGTTCCGTTAGCAACTACTGCTGTAATTGACTTTCCAGAAACCTTGTTACCAAACACATCCTTGGCAGTAACTGTAAGAGTTACCTGTGTACCTGCAGCACCGACTTCAAGACCTGATACCGAAATATCGTTGATCTTTCCGACTGCGCCCTGTACATAATAAACCTTGGTTTCACCTTGGTTTGTAATAGAAACAGTACCTACTGCAGTTGTCTTTGTAAAGACATAGAATGTAGCAGTTGTACCTGTACCTGTTGCAATTGTTGTTGATGCAGAACCGCTTGATGCAGTTACTGGAGCAGCAGCAGTTGCTGTTGCAAGTACGATAGATGCATTTGTTGTAACTACAGAAACCTGTGTTCCTGTATCTACTGTAACAACAAACTTAAGTGCGTCTGCAGCATCTACTGAGTTATCTGCTGGAACTGGTAGTTCTACAGCAGTTGTTGTGGCTGTTCCTACTGTCGCAGGGGCAGATCCATTAACAGTCAAAGCAACTGTCATGGGGGCAGCATTTGCAGGTGCTACTCCAAGTGTGCCCAGTGTCATGGCTGCAACCATGGCGAGAGCGATCTTTTTAAATGAATTCATTTTTCTCCTTTTTATTCATTTTGTTTTTATATTGTTTTTAATCTATCCAAATAGTCGTTAATTTCTTCTATTTGTGTAGGTTTATAGTGTATCACATTCTCTGGTAATGTGTCAACTCGTTTTGGTCTATCTCTAAAGGTGTGGACCTCTACTTCAAGGTTTTTATCTCTTGGGGTGTAGGATATGGCACCAAAAATTGATCCGCAAACAGCATCAGCCAAGTCCTTAGATTTTTTACGAGGGTGGTCCACTTTATCATTTTTCATAATTTTAAGTTCAGTTAATTCTTCAAATAATAATTCAATAGCAGGCATTACCAATCTTTGTTCATATACAAGCATAGCCATATCTTCGTAGTGCTTCTTGGCTACTGATACAGTTTCTGTTCTTATCCCTACCGCCTGCAACTCATTTTGAATATCAAATGATTGCCAACGGTCAAAAGTTACTAAACCTATATTAAATCCAAGCCTTCTTAGATTTTGAATCCACTGCTTTACCTCAGATAAATTAACTGGGCCTTCTACCTTTGGCTCCCACCATGCTACGGCATCAACAACCACAATAGGAGATATCTGTTCATAATCTTTGATGACTTGAACATTAACCCATTTATCAACATGCGCTATTGCTACCGCACACTTGTCGTGTTTTTGTGCAAGGTCAGCATGAACATAATAAATTTTTTCTGGATCTGGCTTAAAGTTTTCTTCAAATCTTCTGAATTGATCCAGTGGATTTCTGGATGTCATACAAGCACGAACCTTATCTGCTTGTTTAAAAAATGCATCTGATGCATAAGTTGGTACGCAAGCAAAACGCATCATGGCATCTCCAAGGTCTGTCATAAAAGCAATTTTAAAGTCATCAATTTTTCTAGTAGGGTTTACTTCCCAAGTCGGTCTTTTAAGTGCAAATACTCCAGGATATTTATAAGAATTAATGTGATCTTCATCCCACGATATTTCAAACCAATTATCTTTATCATCTTCTGGTAACAATGGATTAATAATAAATTTATGTGATTTGGTTACTACCTCTTTGTCTGCAATCACTGCTTCATACCGTTCGGAAATAAAGTCACCGTTATATCGAGGGAATGAAAGAAGAACAACTTTTCCAAGATCTGGGAAACGAGAGTCCACAGAGCCACGAAACGCTTTATAAATATTATCAGCAGTCTTACCCTGTTCATTACCAGTAGCAACTTCTGATGCAAAGCCAGAAATCTCATCAAGAACTGCTAACAAAAGATTTAAACCTTCATGAGATTCTCTTTCAGAATGTCCAGAATAGACTGTAATTGATTTTTCAAATCCTATTGAGTCTACCTTTGCTTCATACTTGCCTGCAAACCAAGGAGACTTTTCAATCTTTGTTTTAAAACCTTTAAAGAAAACATTCTTAGCCTGCTGTGCGTTAATAGCAACATTGATAAGATCTATGGCATCTCCAGAGGGTTTACCGAAATATTTTGCTGGGTCCTTAAGGCATAGTAACTTATACACAATGTAAGCACAAGCAACAGTAGAAGTAAAATCTTTTCCACTACCCTTGCCCAGTTGGAGGATAATTTCATTCTTAGTATATTTTTCATAGTATTTTGCACCTTCTTCTTCGCCCATAATCATTTCTAAATCTTCTTTACGATAGATCTGACTCATGGCTTGAACAATATCATATTGAATTTCAGATAGTCCTGGCTGCCCTAAATAATCAGGTGACTCAACAAATGTTTTTGCATCTACTGGAGTTTCTTCAAAATTATTATCTTTGAGTGCCTCCAAAAAATCATCAAACATCGTGGACAATTGTAATCACTTCATCCTTTTTAGCAATATCTGAAAGTCTACGCATAATCTCATCACGAATCTGCGGATACTCAGAGGCTATATCACGAAGAATTGCCATTAATATTTCTTGCTTCTTTTCAATCTGAAGCATTTCTTCTGCTAATTCTTTATTTTCTAACAGTCCAGCCTTTTGTAACATATCAATTCTTTTAGATTCAATATCCATAACTAATTTAATTGCAGCAGTTTTTGCACCAAGATTTGCTGTTGTTGTTGCATCTTCAATAACTTCATAAGATTTACTAATTAACTTATTATAATGAGCATCAGCAGAAGCAAGTGCTTCTTTTGCACGAGCACGAATAGCATCATTAGCAGAAGCCATAACCTTCCACTCATTAATATGTTGGACAACTTTTGTTCTTGGCAAGGCTAATTGTTTAGATATTTTAGTTGGGTCATTACCTTTTAGATATTCTTCAACTACACGATTAACCTCATCCAAATGCTTTACTAAATCTTCTTCAGTCGACAAGTCCGTAATCCTCCTGAACACCTAACTCTTTTGCTTTTGCTATCTTAAGCAAAACAAGATAGCCAATCAAATCATCGATATCATTATCACCAACATAGGATGTGCCACGCATAATTCTGCTTAACTTATCATCAATACGAACATGTAATTGTTCTCGTGCATCAGCCTTACTAAAAATACGAACAGGCTCTAATGCAGAGTTTCCATATGCAATATTTTTCTTTATTAACATGTGTGCAATTTCATGACAAGAGTCTAAGATTTCTCTTCCAGCAGAAGTACCAACTGTTAATAAGTATAGATCTTGACAATTAAAATGTTTTACATCTGGAAAAATTGGCTTCATCTTTTTGATTTCCTTAATCCAAATTTAGCAAGGTATACGTAAATAGTTTCCACACTAACCCCACATTCTTTTGCTATGGCTTCTGGAGATTTTTTATCAATATGATATCTTTTCTTAAGCCATAGTTCATTTGTATATAGTTTAGCAGCCATATTAATCCTTGTCAACTCCAATAGCCTTATCCCAATTATGTATTGCCCAATGTCCAATACCGCATGCGTCGGCAACATCATTATCGTCAACTTTTTTATCATAAATAATATCTAATAGTTTTATTGTTCTTAACTTTCTAAACTCTCTTTCGTATGATTTATACCATGAGTCTGATTTATTAGGGTTTGCAGATCTTATTTGAATCTGCTCTTCTTTTGTAAGTCGTTTATTGCCAAGATAATTTTGCCATGTTATTGGAGATACTTTTCCAATATATTTTATTCCAGCAGATCCAGCACCGCCTAAAATTGCACCTTGAATTAACGCTAAGTCTGCTGCGGTTTTTGGACTATTCATAAATACAGTATGTTCAATAACAATGGCTTCAACTAAATTATAATAATCAAAAAAGGCTTTAGATTTTTTACAAGCATCTGTTATTTTTTCATAAATATCTTTGCCTTCAAAGACAATCTTTCCATATTTATCTAATTTTTTATATGAATAAATAGCAAAAGCAAAATTATTTGTACTTGCATCTATAGAACATATTACTCCAGGGTTGCCCACTAACTTATCAGCAGCATATCTACTTGTTTCTTTTGCTCTTGTCATTAGACAACCCCTTAATTTCTTTTAAAACTTTCTTAACATCATTTGGATTTATAATGCATTTATTGCATAATGGTTCATCATTGTAGATCGAAAGTTTTTCTCCACATTGCTTGCATAATCTATTTTTACCTTTACGTTTTTGTCGTCTAGTTTGAATATATCGCTGTGCAATTTTTTCTTTGGTTGCATCTTCTCTACATTTTTCTGAGCAATAAATCTGATAAGATATATTAGACTCAAAGGTATGATCACACCACTTACAACTCTTCATTTTCTAGCAACTCCAGAGGTTTAATTTTAATTACCCCTGTCTCTGCTTCGGCACATGCTTTTTGTAGCGGACATACTTTACAGATTTTAGAATTTGATCTGTAAGTTTTTTGGGGAAGAGTCTGATCTTCCCATGCTTTTCTAACTGTCCGCATCCAATCAAATGCCTGGTCTACCCACCGACGGTAATGATCGTTTACTGTTACAGGAAGTGTTAATAGTTCATGATTGTTTTTATTTTCATAAATCATAACACCTTTGTCTTTCTTTAAAATTTTCATATACATTAATAATTGCATTAAGTGTCCAGTTTTTGGCTTACGGCTTGCCTTCTTGTATTCAAAACCTTCATTTGGCATCGTTTTAATTTCACCAAGAATTGTTTCACCATTATAATTTAACATCACATCGCCATATCCACTAATTGGTGGATCTTGATATTTAATTCTAAACTCTAATGCTGGATGTATTTGTTTCTTATATTTGCTTGGCTCTGGATCAAACTCCATACCTTCTTGCAACAAACCAGCGTTCATGATGGCTTCTTGAATTCTATCATGACCTTGAGTTCCCTGAGTTCTATTTGCCACACCATATGCATTTGCATCATCATGAAATACTGCACCATCGAAGGCTAAGTACCAATAACGTGGACATTCTCCAGCACCATAAGTCAATGTGGATGGAGCAAATGTTGTTTTCTTTTGAAACTTTGGTTTAAGTTTAACTGTATAGCCAGAATTAATTGCATCTACCAAACCTTCTGTAAAATCATTTTGATTTTCACCAGATACTTTTGGACTATCTTTTTTAATCATAACTTGCTTAAGTAAATTTTTTGTCATTATATTCCTTTGTTTGAATTAATTATAGCAGATATCAGCGAGTTATGTATTTAAGAGCAGAGACAAGATTGTTGATTGATTCTGCTGCAGTGTAATATATATTTTTCTTTCCTCTGTCTGACTTGTCCACATTAGCCATCCAAGTTGCTTTAAATGCCATCTTTGCTGCAATAGCCTGTAATCTGACTATCTCTACGGTAGCCACATTCATTGGAATGTCTGGCTTTATAATAAGTTTGGCAATAAAGGTAAGGGCAGTAGTTAACTCCTCATCTTCCATATATTCTGCTATTTCTGACAAACCATTAATCATCTCTAGTGTTGTATTATTTTGTTCCATTATTCACCATCTGTTCTAGTAGTTCTAACTCTATTATAGCAAGTCTGATCTTCTTGTTACCCTCACCCAATACAACGACTATGGCTGGATCATTTCCATTTCTAATGGCATCTGTAACTGCCTTAGCCCATACATTATGGTTAAGTGTAAAAGACTTTGAATTTTCTTTAAAATCTACTGTAAAGTTTTCCCAGGTAGCATCACCTTTCTTAGTATTTCTACCAGAATTTTTATGCTGCTTGGCACCAATTCTTTTACTTTCGTTCTTCTCGCTCATTTGTTCTCTTTTGTTTGTATCCTACTTTGCATAATTGCACTTCAGATAAATGTTTGTCTGAACACATCCATGTTGCCATTCCAGTTTTTGTATAAAATCTAATTGTTTTAACTTCTTTCTTACAAGTTTTACAAGGAAACTTTCCCTCATAAATAGAATATTTATCCACTGATTTTATTCTTAATCATTTCTTGTAGATCAAGATCCTCTCTTACTCTGTTAACAAATCCATCTCTACCCTGAACCTTTGACCCATCTGGAAGAACATACCATGCTCCAGTTCTTTCAACTATGCCCAAAGATTCAGCAGTATCAACAAGATCAGCGACAGAGTCAATGCCCAAATTATCGCCTCTAAAATAGAAATCATATTCACCAGACTGAAAAGCAGCACTAGTTTTTGAAAACTGGAGTTCCCATCTAACCTTTCTACCAATTTTTTCTTCAATAGCCTTGTCACCAACATATATTTTTCCTTTCAATGCTTGGTTATCTGATTCTGATGAAAATAGTTTAACAACAGTAGATGAATAAAACTTAGTAGCCTGTCCACCAGTTGGCTGTTGACTTGTATACATTGCATTAATATTATTTCGTGATTGACTAATTAATATAAACAATGTTGGCTTAACCTTATTGTTAGCATAGTTAATCATCTTCCATGCATTACTGAAGTCACGAGACTCAGCACCTATTTGTTTAGTATTTTCAAGTTGTTTTAGTTCTGTTGAATCTTTTTCAAAATAGATAGCAGGAAGCAATGATGTAATTGAGTCTACAACAATTATGTCAACTCCAGCCTCCATTAAACTAACACCAACATCGACCATTTCATTAATTGTTCTGGCTTGTGAAACTATTAATTTTGATGTATCTACTCCAAGTTTATCTGCCCAATCTTTATCATATGACATTTCGGCATCTATCCATGCACAAACCTTACCTTCTTTTTGTGCTAATGCTATGATCTGTAAACATAGCGAAGATTTAGCACTTGATTTACTGCCCCAAACCAAAACTTGTCTTCCATATGGTAGTCCGCCATTAAGGGCACGATTAAGTCCGTAACTTGGTGTTGCTGCATATTCGGTTTTAGGAACCTCGTCCCCTACAAGAATATTTTTCCTTAATTTAGGATTTAGTTGTGCTAATACTTCTTCAACGCTAACCGACATTTACATCCTCCAATATTACGGTTCCATCTTTTGTTTTACCAAATTCAAACTTATAGGCATGCCCCTCTTCTATTTTCATATATGCCTTTGCGAAGGTAGTAGGGAATACTGTTACAGAATGTAATTCTCTAGATGTATCTGCTAGAGTCAGAGATGCCATTTTCTTTCCTGCTTTCGTTACCCTTGGTTTAAATGATACCACAAATAACTCTTCATCCTTGTAAGGTAGCATTCTATAATTTAAAAACTTAATTAATGCTGCATCTGATCCTTTAATTTCATCTACAGGAATAGCAGAAACAATTCTATTATCAGTACAGAGTGTAATATAACTTCGTCCAGCCTCAATTGTAGTTTGTTCTTCATCAAATACTCCTATGCTTCCAGTTTTATCTAATATCTCGACACGACTCCAACCCTTACCACGTTTAATTCCCTTTACCATGCCCATTAAAATAAATGAACCCTTTTCTTCAAAATCTTCTACTGGATTAATGAATGCATGGAAGTGTGATGGAACTGTCTGAGTAAACTCTGGCAAACCTAAATATTCATAAAGATTTTCACGAATCTCATTATCATTTCTAGGATTATCTGGGAATGTTGCAGCACCAATAATTCTTAATGCTTCGAGTGCTCTGCTGTTGACTCCATTACCTTTTGTAAATGTAAAGGTTTTAACTTCCTCGAAAGACTTAAAAGGTCGTGCCGATATATATCGTTCTGCAATTTTATCAGAGATAAACTTGATCCCTGAGAGTCCAAACCGAATACCCTTGCCCTCAATTTTAAAATCGATATCCGAATCGTTAATATGAGGTAGTTTAATGCTAATGCCCATTCTTTTCGCTTCAATAAGATATTCAGTTCTCGCATCTTTGTCCCTTTCATTTTTTAATAACGAGTACATAAACTCAAGTGGATAATAATATTTTAGCCATGCCGTCCAATATGAGAGCGTAGAATAAGCAACCGCATGAGACTTGTTGAACGAATATCCCGCATGCGCTTCAAAGTCATGCCATAGGTCACGAGCCTGATTAGGACTAACAAACCTAGAAGCACCTTCAACGAAACGATCACGGAACGCATCAAATTCTCTAGCATCTTTTTTCTTACCAATAATCTTACGAACCTTATCGGCCTCAGACCAAGACATCCCTCCTAATTGAACACATGCCTGCATAACTTGTTCTTGGTATAGGATACACCCATATGTTTCATCAGTGAACTGCTTCATGGTTTGGTGTAGATAATTTACTGCCTGTCTTCCGTGCTTTCTTTCAATATAATCTTTTCCAATGGTATTCATGGCACCTGGACGAACAAGAGCGTTTGATGCAGAAAGTTCTGCTAGATTTTTTACACCCATCTTAACCAATAGATTTGTATAGGGTGTTGCTTCACACTGGAAAATTCCCTTTGTATATCCTTCAGAAAGCATTTGATATACCTTTGGATCTTCCATATCAATTTTTAATAAATCAATATCAGTATTTTCTCGTTCTTTAATTATCTTAAGAGTATCATTGATAACGCTAAGTGTTTTTAATCCTAGTGCATCGATTTTAATAAGGCCAATCTTTTCAGCCTCTTCCATATCAACTGCCACAACAGGAATACGCTCATCGGAACCAGGAGAATTGCGTGTCTCCATCGGTGCGTACCTAAAAATAGGATTTTTGCTAGTGACAACACCAGCAGCGTGAATGCCAGTACCTCTAATACGACCACGAAGTTGTTCTCCATATTGCTCCACCTCTGGATATTTTTCTCTAAACCATGCAGTAGTTTTTGAAGTACAATACTCATCCCAAGTATCTACTAACTTCAAAACTTTATTTACATCTACTAACGGAATGTTTAATGCACGAGCAACATCTCGCACAACACCTTTATCTTTAAATTCTAAAAATGTAGCGATAGATGCAACATGCTTATACTGTCTAACAAGATAATCCTTTACCTCATCACGACGAGAATCTTGAATGTCTGTATCGATATCTGGGAAGTCATTACGCTCAGGATTGATAAAGCGGAAGAACAATAGTCCATGCTTTAGTGGATCAATATCTGTAATGCCCAACAAATAACAAAGCAAAGAGCCAGCAGAAGATCCACGACCTGGACCAACCATGATACCTTCCTTCTTTGCCCATGAAATCATGCTCTGTACTACAAGAAAGTAGGGGCCAAACTTTTTATCTTGAATAACCTTTAACTCTTCTTCTAGTCTATCAAGGTACTCTTGGTTTGTATCTAAACCTTTGTCTACTAGCCCCTGCATAGCCAATTCTTTTAACTGTTTGTCTGGATTCTTATATTGTACTGGTAGTAGATTTAGATTATCTTTAATGTCATAATCTTCAATCTTGTTTGCAAGATCTACTGTGTTTTCATAAATATCAGTTCTCCATACCGCTTGCTTTTCCATAGCAGCCTGGATCTCTTCAAATGACAGTAGATGAATATCAAACTTATTAAAGGACATTTGTCTATCTGCACCATACAGGTAGTCAAGACGCTTCATTAAGTCACCTTGCTTTTTAGACTTTTCATATGTAGCATCTTTTTGAATCTTATTAGAATATGTATTGAGAATTAGTTTTAATTCTTGAATTTCTTTTTGTGATGGATCAACATGGTGGCAATCTGGAGTTACAATTGGTTTAATCTTAAATTCATCTGCTAATAATAATATCGTTCTATTAATAGACTCATCGTTATGTGGCATTACTTCAAGATAATAATCATCGCCAAATTCTTCCTTGAACCATTTAATGTATTTCTTTGCCATGCCAAGTTCACCGAGTTCGATTGATTTAGCAATAATTCCACTTGGACACGCTGATGAAACAATAATACCTTCTTTATATTTAGAAAGAACTTCAAAATCTATTCTTGGTTTTTTATAATATCCTTCTGTCCATGCAATTTCATTTAACTTATTTAGATTTTCTAAACCAACCTTGTTCTTGGCTAGAAGGATTATATGATTATAAACCATGTCTAGTGGTGTAGTGCGATCCTCTTTATCTCTTTGATCAAAACGATCCTCACACATATAACCTTCTATGCCAAGAATAGGCTTGATACCACTTGCTTTAGCAACACGATACATTTCTCTGTGGCCAGAAAGGGAGCCATGGTCAGTAATCGCAATTGCAGGCATACCCAATTTTGTAGCACGATCTACATATTCAGATGGCAACCCAATACCGTCGAATAAAGAAAAGTGAGTATGTAAGTGTAGCGGTACGTAATTCATCTACTACCAGTCGATATTCGTCGCTGATGTAGATGAAGGCGAATCAAATCCAAGATAGAATGCTTCTTGCTCCGCATATGGAACACGGCGCAAAGCCTTCTCTAGTGGATATGGCTCAATGTCTCCCCAGTTAAAAGGCTCCTTATCTGGAGCAGAAGGAATCAAAGTGTATGATGTTTCAGTACCCTGACCATTACGCTTTAACTTCCATGTAACATTTGAGATGCTTCCTGTTTCAAGAGCATACTCACGAATTGTATTAAATGATGATTGCTTGCTTACACCCATAGACCAGATAGCAACATATGGCTTATCTTCAATTCCATCATCTACAAGTACGTTGCAATAAAAGCGAAGACGACCACGCCATCCGCTATTTCCCTTTGGATCTTTTCGATACATTTCTTCAGCCCAGTCACGACCTTCTGTATCTAAAGTGTCTACAGCCTTACGCTTGTAGTCCTTTGGATTTGTGTGTTCCTTTACAACAAGTGCAAGACCACGCTTTTCATTATAGTTTGCAGAGTCTTCATCCAATTCTTCAATGAATCGAATCTTTACTGCTTGTCCATCAGCCAACTTAAGCCAACGAACCTTTGGCCCAGTTTCATCTGTTTTCTTATCGAGCAGG